GCTGACTGTCCAATCCCCAGAATCACATCCTCATATTCAGCTGGAAAAAACTTTTGGCTCCAAAGACTTACAGCCTCTATTCTGGCTTCAGCGTTGTCGCCTAGAGCTTGTTGTTCAGCATCAAGATCAGGCTGCATCATTTCTAATGCTTCATTAAATTGCTTGATGCCATCTTCAAACTCTTCCTGACTATAGCCATTTTCATATGCATGTTCTGCCCACCATTGAAATAAAGCATTATCAGTTGCAAGTTCTTCATCAACAATTTCTGGAATTGCATAATCACCAGCTGTAGCTGGTCTACTTGAGTATGCTTCTTTCTCCATTTCTGATATTAATTCAGATCGAAGATCTTCTTCGCGCTTCCCCTTCCAAGATTCAAGCTCACCATATGATTTTGCCATAGCCTCTGGTGATTCAAACTTCTCAGGCAACCACTCAGGTCGTGAGGATACAGGTGCTTCTGTAGCTACCGCTACCTCCACATTATCTGCTTCATCCATTTTTATCTACCTTTTCTGCATGTTTAATACGTCTTTCTATAAGACCTACGATATACCGCTGCCCTTCTAAATGACGCAATTCAGCATCACTTGCAGCTGGCCCTGTTACTGCTTCTATAGTTATAGAACGCAGATACTTAATTACCTCTTGTCCAGTTGGCGTTCTAAAACAGGTACGCACATTAAGAGATATATTATTATCGTCAGATATTTTACGTGGAAAATTATCTATACCAATTCTGTTATTGTTGGACATTCTCAGTAGCCATCATTTGTTGCTGTTGTTGCTGTGCCGCCATTTGTTGGGCGGCTTGAATCAGCTGTTCTCTGTCCACCTTATCTCTTACAAGGGTATCAGGAACACCAAACTTTTTAGCTAAATGAACAGCTACATCTTCAGAGCTTACTAGGAGATTCAATATTTCAGGGCCAAACGTGCCGCCAACAAGTTGCAAGTATCTTGAGATTGAAGATATATCTTGATTAGCCTGTGCCTGTGCCAATGGAGATGTAGACCGAACCTTGATCTCTCTTCCATTTATGGTGGGCAACTCAATACGTCCCTGCTTTTTAAGGATATATACAACACGTTGAAGTATTGGCTGCACCATCTCTGCTTGCAGACGACCAAAGGCAGAGCCAATTCTTCTAGAAAGATCTGCCATACGCTCTGCAACTTCTGTAGCTGATGCTGGTGTTTTATTAGGATCACCAAGCATATCATTGTACAAAGCACGTTTAATATTATTACGCATATCGCCAAGAACAAGATTAGCTACATCAAAGTTTCCAGCATTTCGTATTGGCTGCAAACCTTGAGAACCCATAGCTTTTGGAATGATTGTGCCGGGTACAAGATTGATTGTATCTGTATTAATAATACCATCATCATCCATCTGATAGATGCCAGAGATAGCCATCTGTGCATTTTCAAGAACCAACTCGATTGTAAGGTTGGTAGTTTTGATTGCACTAAGCGCATTGATAAGAGGGCCACGTCCATAAATTTCACCACTGGCTTTCGACCAGCGAAAACAAACAAATGGATTTGAGCCTGTACCAGAGAACTGGTCTTGGAATATAAGTTCTTTGTCAGGTATATTAATTACAAAAAAGTCAAACAAATCTTGATTTGGTTTGGAATAGTTACGACAAACTATCTCTACCACATCAACTTTAGCATCTGGGTTTGATGCTATAGATTTCGCTGTTTTTTCTCCAAGTTCCGCTTTTTGATACGCGATAGGTATCTCTTCATACTTGAGCGAACGCTGTCTATATACATGGTCAATTTTATCATCCGGACCTGTATCGAGGTAAACAGTCGGTAGCGGAATAGCATTAAAGCGTATTGGATTAACTGCGTCACCTTCTTCAACAAGAAGGATTCCTGTGCCAACAGCCAAGTCCATAAACGATTCGTGGACTTCTTGCCCAAAGTTCGAGTTTTGGATGATTTCAAAGACATAATCTGTCACCTGATCTAAACTGTTATTAATGTCATCTTGATTTTGGTCTGGCACTTCACTGCCAGCTAGAAGGTCTGCCCATCGTGCAAAGTTAGGAACAAGGCCAGATTGCAAACGTGATGCAAACTCCTGCACACCAACAACAGCAGTTTCATCAAAGATCTTATCGTCTCTGCGCTGCCCCGGAGATTCATAGTAGAAACTCTGACGCATTGGCATTGCATATTCATAACATTCTTCAAATAAGGATTCAAAAAGCACTCTGTTAGTTTTTGCTTTTTGAAACTTTTCTAACATTCTGAGTGCTGATTTTTCCATTAGACTGTCTCATCAAAGTAGCCAATACCGCCACCTTGTCCTGTTATAAGAGAACGTTTTCCAGAGCCGCCTCGCCTTTGTCTACGAACTTGATCTTGCAATCTTTTCTGGCGTTCTTGCTTTTGCTTTTCTTCCTCAGAAGCCATCATTTCTTTTCTTAAACGCCTAGCCTCTTTTGCTTCTTCTGATTCAGGCGGCGCTTTTGGCTTTTCAATACCAAGCAATCCACGTGTTAATTTTACAACTGGCTTAAATACAGATGACGTACACATATTCCACTCCTTACATTCTTGCCCAAAGGCTTTGACGCTTTTGTTTTGGCTTTCTGGTAAATACGTCAAATTCCATCTTTGCCTGAAAAGGTTTAGAAATATTTGGTATGTTTGACAAGATATTTCTACCTTCACCAGCACCCATCATAAGATACTGCAATGCATCATGTATATGTGAAAAGTGGTTTTTCTCTGGCTTATCATCAAACCTTTCCCCAGATACTTGCATACGCTTGTACTGATAACCACCCTCAAAACCCTTGATAAGTGTACGGCATCGAGGGTCAAGCAAAAAACCTGATTGCCCTTCAACCATTCTACTAAGGGTTGCATTTACAGCCTCAAGACGCAATGACACATCATTTGATTGCGCTGGCCTTGCTTTCAAACCGCAGCCTCGAAGAATCTGGAAGGGTGTAGATTCATCAGTCTGTGCGCGGAAATCACCAGCCGGATCTCCAATTATATTTACTTCACAGTCAGAGTAACGTGATGCTATCTCAATACGAAGCACCTCACTAAACTTTACTATACCCATATCAAATGCAACAACTTCTTGCAGTATAAGCCATCGACCTCGAACCTTTTGTCCAAACACAGCAGCTGGCGTTAGTCCAAAATCAACTCCAATATATACAGGCACACCAGAAGCAACTGGTATTTCTTCTTTTGCTACATGCACATCAGGTGCAAACATTGGATAGACAGGCTTGCCGTCCTGTATTGTTCCAAGACGATTCATTACATACACATCTATCCAGCTTTTAGTTTTGCCCTGCACTATGTTTGTGTAATAGTCAGATCTCATGTTTGCTTTATTTTCTGCATTATCATTTGAATGATATGCAGTAACATTGCCATCCTGATCTTTGTCCTCATGCATTGCTGGTGGCTGTGTAAAGAATAGCCAGTTGTCTGGCTTGACTAACATCTTAGCTTCTTCTTTTGGAATATGATCTGGTATTGGCACCTCACCTGACATGATAGGCCACCAATGATCTTCTTCTGGCGCATTAGTATCTGCAATCACACCTGTCCATGTGCAACCGCCATCTTTCATAGAAGGGTAACGACCAACACGCATAGTACATGCATCGATTATAGACTTGGGTATCTCCCTAGCCTCGTTGATCCAGATGCCAGTTAACTCAAGGGAGAGAAGTTTCTTTACATCTTCTGGACGGTCGAGGGCTAGGAAGATTACTTCAAGTTCCAGATCACCCTGCTTTATCCAGTGTGTATATGGAACTGACCATAAAAACTTTCCCCATTCAGCTTCAGGAAACCAATCAAGCCATGTTTTGATAGTCGTTGTTCTAAGCTGTGGATTTGTATTACGAATAATAGCCCAGCGGCTGCGCCGCTTGCCGTCTTGCCCTTTTTCTTGTTGCAAGGCTCTGCGGAATATCTCAACGCAACAGCCGACAGACTTACCAGAACCTACTGGCCCTCGAAGACCACGAAAGAAACTATCATCTTTCATAAATGATTTAAGAACATCACCATCTGGTTTGTACTTAAACTTGGTCAACCTTTTGATCCTTACCAAACTTTATCATGCGTTCGATGACTTCTGGCCCTATCACCGCAATAACTTTATCAGCTTCACGATCAGTGCAAAACTCTTCAGGATGATGACAAAGGTGTACTTTTTTCACCACTCTTCGCAATATCTCACGTTCTTCAATTTTTAATGTATGCAAGAAACTCATCTGAACCTTTTTGCAATACGCCTTGCAGCTTTAGGTTGTTTTGAAAACTGTTTGCCTTTAGCAGTATCTTCACGTTTCTTTTTACTACTAGCAGCATACTGTGCGCTACTCATGGCTTTGATGGCAGCAGACGGAAGGTATCTTTCGCCTGTTGCCTTTGGTCCTTGCGTTGATGGCTTGCCAGATTTAGTACGCCATTTCTGGCCTGTCCATCTCATTAAGGATGTTTGTGATGGCGCACGTGCCATTACTTTCCCACTTCTTTTTGTGCTGTTTTATGAGCCTGAGTAAATGACCGCCCCTGTCTCATAAGCCTACGCATCAAGGCCATATGCTTTTTAGAATGATGTTTTGAGTGTTTTAGAAGGGTAGATTTCTGTTGTTTGGTTATCATGATGTATAACCTCCACCTCTTGCTTTATAAGCTTTAGCAAGCATCTGTGCCTTACGTGCCGACCATTGGCCCGGTCTACCACCTTTACCACTGGCCTTTATTCTATTGAACAAACGCTTTCGCATACCGGGTTTTGTGTAATTGCCAGCTTCATTAACTGCCATATTTAAGCCTTTTTCATTTTAGATTTCATAATCTTTTTCTTCAGTGCTTCAGGCAATGTCTTTTGTTTTGCGGTCAGCATTGACTTTGGCTTCTTCTTCTTTGCACCCATTCCACTTCCGTAATGACTAGGCATAGCAATCTCCTTATGTTGATATTAAACTTCTGCGGCCTTTGCCGCCACGTTGCACCTGCATACCACCAGATGCTTTGTTAACTTTTTTCTTTTTCTTTTGAGGAGTTGATTGTGTATTTACCTGTTTCGGTCTTACCTTGCTAATTACACCAGCCATCATTGCTGCTCTTATTGCAGGATCAAACATTATGCTTTCCTCTTCTTTCGCTCTTTCATCTTCTTGTATCGCGCCAGCAGGCGCCGACCCTTGGCTACCGCAGAGGCCTTATCACCACGATGACCCCATGCAATTAGTGACAGCTTTAATCGTGTAGGTCTACCCTTCTCATCTTTTAGTGGCCCTTTGGCAGACCCCATCCGTACAAGGAAACTGCCTTTACGTCTTACTTGTTCTGGTGTTTTGGGTGCGCCTTTTACTGGAGGTTTCAAGTTGCCTTTTTTGCCGGACTTGGTTCTGTAGGAGGCGCGACCTTTGGCGTTCAGACCACCTTTGGGGTTCTGTCCCGCTTTCCTTGTCCATGCTGGCGACTTTGCCATTAGGCACTCTCTGCATCTATGCTCATTGCAAGCTGTCGATTTTGCATGTCAGTTTGCATTTGCTCACGAGATTTAGGCATTGGCATCTCTACTTTTGTTTCAGGCTTTGAAATGGGTAATGCCATTGATGGTTCAGCTGCTTGCGCTTCACCAACAAATATATCTGTAAACTTATCCCATATCTGTTTGCGCTTGTTAGTCATCGGTCCTTCCATAACAAAGTCAGAAGCATTTGGTTCTGGCTCATCATCAAAGTCCATGTCAACAACTTGTGGTTCGTCAGGGATAACAATACGAACCTTCATAACATTTGGATCATCTTCAGGCATCATTACCTCACCAATCAAATGACCCATTTGATGCATCTTTTCATTAAACAATTTATACTTTAAATCATTAGTCGCAATGTCTACAGCCTCATTAATATAATCCATAGCTGTAACTTCGCGTCCCTCTTCCTGTAAAATTTTTTGTGCAAGCTGATCGGTAAAATCATATCTGTCATAATCAACTATACGCTCTCCATCGACCATCTTAATTCTAAATCTGCCAAGAGCATTGTTTACTACATCAGCCATGCTATCAACTTCAAAGTTCTGCCAGTAATCACCACGATCCCCAACAGCTTTACGTACATGAGCATACCCAATCTCCCGAACCTGCCCCTCCTCTAAGTCACTAGCATATTTATTAGCAACAAGACGCATCATGTCCAGAAACTCACCAGAAACATCATCTTCTGTAATAAGACGAGTATTGCCATCAACCATTGCTGGATTTACAGAATTTAGAATGCCACGAAAGTAAAAAGAAGCATGCTCAGGAATAGAACCACGCTTTGTACCAGATGCAATAATTGAATCCAAAGCATCTAAGATTTGTGAATATGTATACATAACTCTACAACTACAAAAATTTTATTGAAGTTGTCAACGCACAATGATTGTTGACTGCATTTATGCAATAGAGTTCTGAAGAGAATTGCAAGAGAGAAGGTGGGGGTCGAGGGGGACACAGTCTAGTTTTTGGGGGCCACCGCTGCGCTTGACCATCTACGCTCGGTACTTTCGCCAGCGCATAGCAACGCAATCTAGGATTGCTGCTATGCACAGCTAAAGTGCAAGGCTATGCATTGCTTTGCAATGCACCCTTGCTCCGCTTCGATGCTAGCTCAGGTCGATGGCCACAG